ATCTTTAAAAACACCACAATTACATAACAAGTATATGAAACATTATACTAAGTTTAAATTGTTATTAACACGAACAGAAGATGAATTACGAACATTAAAAAGGGATAAATGGGAGTATTATACAGGCAAATCAGACCCTAGTGTTTATAAAATAAAACCTTTTGATTTAAAAATATTAAAAACAGATATAGAAAAATATTTAGAAGCAGATGAAGATATACAAAAATTATCTCAAAAGGTGACTTACTTAATCACAGTGGTAGATTTTTTAGATCGAACACTACGAGTTATTGTTAATCGAACATATACAATTAAAAATGCAATTGAATGGCGTAGGTTTACAAGCGGTGCTGTGTAATGACGGCCACAAAATATATTATCATAGATAAAAAAAACGAAGTCTATCTTAAAATAGAAGCAGACGATTATATACGTAGAGAATTAAGTGAATATTTTACTTTTGAAGTACCAGGTTTTAGATTTACACCTCAATTTAAAAATCGTTTTTGGGACGGCAAAATAAGATTATTTTCTTATGCCACTGGTCAGATTTATACAGGCCTTTATCCGTATATTATAAAATGGTGTAACGAAAACAAAATACAAATTGTAGATGGCACTAAGATAAAAGATGCAGAAGTTGATATTAAATCTGTTGAAAGTTTTATTCAAGCCTTAAAAATTCCATTAGAAATAAGAAATTACCAAAAAGAGGCCTTTATACATGGTTTAAAAAAGAGTCGTTGTTTATTATTATCGCCGACGGCATCAGGTAAATCATTAATAGTTTATTTATTTGTAAGATTTAATATATTAAGGTTAAAAGAAAAGACAAATAACAAGATATTAATTATAGTGCCAACAACATCATTGGTAGAACAATTATTTAAAGATTTTAAAGATTATGGTTGGAATCCAGACAAAAATGTACACAGAATATATCAAGGACATGAAAAAGAAACAAATAAAAATGTTGTCATATCTACTTGGCAATCAATATATAATTTACCTAAAAAATGGTTTAATCAGTTTGGTATGGTTGTAGGTGATGAGTGTCACTTATTTAAGGCCGTTTCTTTAAGTAAAATAATGACAAAATTAGAAGATTGTAAATATCGATATGGTTTAACAGGAACACTTGACGGTACAAAAACAAATAAATTAGTTTTAGAAGGTCTGTTTGGTGCTGTAAATAAAATTGTTTCAACTACTGAATTGCAAGAAAAAAAACAATTAGCTGATTTAAAAATTATATGTTTAATACTACAATACGATCAATACTCAAAAAATTTTTTAAAAAATAAAACTTACCAAGAGGAAATGGATTTTTTAGTTTCAAATGAAAAACGAAACAAATATATACGTAATTTGTGTTTAAATTTACAAGGTAATTCTTTAGTATTATTTCAATATGTAGAAAAACATGGTGTAATATTAAAAGAATTAATTGAGAAAAAAGCAGATAATAAAAAAGTTTTTTTTGTATATGGTGGTGTTGAAGCTGAAGAAAGAGAAAAAGTAAGATTTATAACCGAAAAATCAGACAATGCTATAATAATTGCTAGTTATGGTACTTTTAGTACAGGTATTAATATACGTAATTTACATAATATTGTTTTTGCAAGTCCAAGTAAGTCACGTATTCGTAATTTACAATCTATTGGCCGTGGTTTAAGATTAAAAGATAATAATTCAGCAGCCACTCTTTATGATATATCTGATGACTTATCTTATGGTGAAAAAGAAAATTATACATTACAACACTTTAGAGAACGTATTAATATATACACCTCTGAAGGATTTAATTATGAAATACACAACATAGAACTCATAAATAATAATAACAATGGACAAAATAAAAATAATTAAACTTGTCAACGGAGATGACATTGTCTGTGCTTTGGCAAAAGAACAATTGCCAGAGAAAACATCTCTTGTTCGTTTAGACAGACCTTTACAAATTAAATACATATCACAGTTAACGGCTAGAGGTTTAAAAGATTTTATAGCTCTTATTAAATGGGCCGCATATACGAATGATAAAATAATAACAATACCAAAAGATAAAATAGTTTCTGTGACAGACGCCACAGATGAAATGGCAAAAAGTTACGCAAATATATCCAAAAAATATGATAATATTTTAGAGCCAAAAAATGCTGAAAATTTAGAAGAAATACAAAGATTAACAGATAAAGAAAATGAATATTTTAATGAATTATGGGACGAATTTAGAGATACTAAAAAAACAATCCATTAATCTGGAGATTCTGGTCTTGAAACCGCTACACGCTCATTATACACATAAACAAAAAAAAGTCAACCTAATTTGAAATAAATTTTTTATATAATATTGACAAAAAACTTAAATTATAGTATATTTACATTATGACAATAACAAAAAAATTGAAAGAACATTACGTAAGTAATAAAGATTTTTTGGCTGCCATGATTGAATATAAAAAGATGGTCAAAAAGGCAGCAAAAGAAGGTAAGCCAAAACCTCCTGTTACAGATTATATTGGAGAATGTTTTTTAAAAATAGCAAATCACTTATCTTATAGACCAAATTTTATTAACTATACTTTTAGAGATGATATGATTTCTGATGGTATAGAAAATTGTTTACAATACTTAGATAACTTTAACGTAGATAAATCAAACAATCCTTTTGCTTACTTTACACAAATTATATATTATGCTTTTGTTAGAAGAATACAAAAAGAAAAAAAACAAGTTATAATAAAACAAAAATTATTGTCAGATTCTAATTTTGATGATTTAGCTTTACAACCAGGCGAAGATAAAGAATTTCATAATCAATTTACAGAGTTTTTAAAAAGAAATTTACCCATAGAAGAAACGCCTAAAATAGAAACATTATCTAATTATAAAGAGATAAAAAAACAAAAACAATTAAAGAAGAAAAAAAAACAAAAAGGTAATTTAGATTATTTTATTGGCACATGAAAATAGCCGTATTAAACGATACGCATTGGGGAGCTCGTAATGACTCACCAGCGTTTATAAATTATTTTAATAGATTTTATGATGAATTATTTTTTCCATATTTAGAAGAAAATAATATTAAAACACTTATTCATTTAGGTGATGTAGTAGATCGTAGAAAATTTATTAACTTTCAAGTTGCTCATAATTTTCAAAAAAAATTTTGGAAAAGATTATGGGATTTAAAAATTGATACTCATATTATTATTGGTAACCATGATACTTACTATAAAAATACAAATGAAATAAATGCTATGGAACAGTTAATTACAACGTTTGATGGCATAAATGAACCTTGGATATACACTAGGCCTAAAACTGTTAATTTTGATGGCCTTGATATATTATTTTTACCATGGATTTGTGATCAAACAATGGAAGAATCAATACACTCTATAGATAAATCTACATCACAAATAGTTATGGGGCATTTAGAAATAAAAGGATTTGAAATGCATAAAGGTTATCTTAATGAACAAGGTTTAGAAAAAGATTTATTTAAACGATTTGAAAAAGTTATATCTGGCCATTTTCATAAAAAATCAGATGACGGCCACATTTATTATCTTGGTTGCCCTTATCAAATTACTTGGTCAGACTACAATTGTCCTAAAGGATTTCATATATTTGACACATCAACACGAGAATTAAAAAGAATACCTAATCCTTTAATAATTTTTAAAAAATTTATTTACAATGATAAAAATGAAGATTATAGTAAAAAAGATTTATCAGAATATGAAAATACTTTTGTTAAATTGTTTATATCAAATAAAACTGATAATGATATGTTTGAAAAATTACTAGATAGATTTCATAATGAAATAAACGCACACGAAATAAATGTAATAGAAGATAATAATTCAGATATATCAGCTTCGGTAAAAGATAATATTTTAGAGCAAGGTGAAGACACACTTACATTTTTAGGTAATTACATTGATCAAATAGATACAACACTAGACAAAACAAAACTTAAAACTTTTGCTAAAGAACTTTATTCTGAGATAAATGAATGATAGAAAATATAAAATACACTTATATGAATTGGGGGCCGTTTGTATTAAAAACAAAATTGCCCGATTACATTATAAAAGAATTATTAATACAAGGTAAAAAAACAAAACAAAGTTACAATCGTAGTCTCGCTGGACACCTGAATAATCAATTTTTATATTCAGTAGAAGTACAAAATTGGTTCTATAAAGAAATAACTCCTATTTTACAAGCATATAGAGAAGGCCATTGTAAATACCACGGCGTAGAAAATCTTAATGTAGAATTAAGTTTTGATGACTTGTGGGTAAATTATATGAAAGCTGGCGACTTTAATCCAATGCATACACACGGCGGAGATTATTCTTTTGTTATTTTTTTACAGATGCCTGATAAATTAAAACAAGAAATGAAAGACTTTGAAGGCACATCTGCTAAACCAGGAATGTTAATGTTTGAATATACTCAACAAGCAAAACCAAGATGGGCAACAACTGGAACAGCAATATCGCCAGAGACAGGCGATATGTATATATTTCCTGCTTTATTACAACATTGGGTCGCTCCTTTTAAATCTAAAGTAGAGAGAATAAGTATATCAGGTAATATAAGAATACAAAATAAGGATAAACTACCACGTGATTATTTTTAAAAAAATTAAATGGAAAAACTTTCTTTCTACTGGTAATACACCAATAGAAATAGATTTAAATAAGTCATCTACGACA